CTATTGTTTAACAGACTTTACATAAAAAGCATCTGTAGGTTCAATCAGTGACATGCAGCATCCTTTCCTTGTATTGACATAATAGCGAAATCCTCCTCTGGTGCGTTCTATACTCTCGCATGGAAGTAAAAACTTCAATCCAACCTTAATATCTTCTTTATTAATCATAAGCTATTTCTTTTTACTATTCAAATAAAATGCTCTAAGAGCCATAACCTCTGATGGGTTGTGATAAAGGATAATACAGAAATCACCATGTTCTTCTGTGTGAACCTTTCGTAAACCACATTCCTTGATAAATCCATCCTCACCAATATAAGGATCAAGGATCTCGCGAACCGCACTAGTATGACTTGGTTGAACAACAATAACGCCACCTGTTTCACGAAGTTCTTCTAGCTTCTCCCACTGAGCTTCGATATTTTCGTCTCCGTAGAATAAATCATAGCCATAAGGCTCTGTGATTTCTCTATCTATTCCCATTCCCAAAGGAATGTCAATTACAATAATCGGTTTCATAAGCTATTTCTCCTTATCTTTAATTTCAACAAAATCACCAATGCCCAAACGAGCCTTTTTTCTTCATATTCTCAACTATTTCTGTTTTGATACAATCTCGATAGCAGACAATAATGTCTTTTCGCTGATACCTTTTCCACTACCAACACCATCTTTCTCTATCTTCTCAATAGAACTCTTTATAGAGCATACTGCATCATCTATGCTATCTGCACTACTCTTTGCATTCTCGATTGATGATTGTAACTCGTCGAAACGCTTGTCTATATAATTCTTCAATCTTTCTTCGTGCTCTATAACGTTTATAGAGCTTGCGATTTTTGCATGCGTCCAGTTTTCTTCTACACATGCATAATAATCGCCTTTTGTATCATCATGAATCTTGGAAGACACAACTCTTAGACACACGAAATCGTCTCCATCCATTACAGCATACACACCCTCTCCTGATGGGTATAGTTCGGCTTTCGCCTTATTATCCCTACTTTCTCCTTGTATGTATGCGACCTTTCCTAAAACGTTAACTCTAATTTCCATATCTCAACTATTTATTATGTAACCTACCAATATGCCACTTTGAGCAAACCTTGCATAAGTAAGGATGCCAACCAAGTGCCTTCAACCTCGGAATCTGATTCAGAAACTCCCAAGCATCATCCTCTGTCTCATAAGCAACCTTTGTCTTCCATGAATGAACCTTCCTGGTCCAATGCTCCGGATCCGGCTTGAACGGCGGAACATTGTTCGGATTGTGATGTCTTCTCATAGGCACTTGAATGAAACACTGTTCAACGTTCTGTTCACCGCAATCTCCCTCTCGTTACACATGGTCCTCATGCACTCCAGGGCATCATCGCGGACAGCAATCATAATCTCCTGCATCGAAGCGGTGGCCGGAACAATATTCCCATCAGCCTTCTTCTTCGTGATACGGGATATAATCTCCTTGATATATTCCTTGTCTATCATAGAAATCTGTTTTATAACCGTTAATCATCAGGCTGAATGAAGCTCTCAGGCTGCTTGATGTCCTCCTCACCACGCAATTTATTCTTCACGTCATTGATGAGAAGCTCCTGCTTCAGGTCAATCATCTGCGCGCCGTACACCTGATACGTCATTCCGCCCTGTGACCTCTTCTTGAAGAAGCCGTACTTGTCGCTCATATCACGCCCGAACTTCTGAATCGTAGGGATATCCTTCTCCTCGACATCGTTGGCCTTGCAGAACTCGACGAATCTCTCGTACATCTCCTTGGCAAGCATGCACTCCGAAATCTCACCCCTCGCTTCTTGGCTACACCTCATATCATACGCCCTTATCCAGGCATAGATAGGATTGCTTCCAAGAAGGGAGATGAGCAGCTGCCTCCTGCTGCCCTCAGCTGCCGGGAACCTGTACTTCCTGCTCCTCAGCTCCATCGCGCCACGGAATATCCAGTTGAACACTCCGCTCAGCTCCTCACGGATGATCTTGCTCGCAAGCTCCGGGTCCTGCCTTTCCTTTGGGATGGTCACATCGAAGCTCACGTACTGCAAGCGCCTGATGAATCCGAGCGAGGCATCATCAGGGAACGGAAGCTCGTTGAGGTTGAAGATGAGGTAGGGGATTGAGTTTCCCTCCAGGATATCCCTGCCGAGCTTTCTCATCGGGACTGGCTCGCCGCTCACGAGTCTCTTAAACATACCGGTGTTCTTCCTTCCGAACTTCTTCGGGTCGGAATCGGAAGACCAGTTGAAGATGGCGTTCCTGATGGGATACCTTCCCCTCATTCCCTCGTCTCCGTCAGCAGTGAGGTCGGCGTAGTCCATCTTGCTTATCCTGTCCTTGCCGAATATGTTGCAGGCAACGTCGAAGATGACGCTCTTTCCGTTGGCTCCCGTACCTATAAGGAGAAGACATAGCTCAATCTTCGATGATTCCTTCCCCTCATACGGATTGTATGCAGTACCTCTCTGTATGAGACCGAGACCGAGGAACATCTGGAGGATCATCCTCGACGTCCTGTCTGGGAGGACCTCCTTGATGAAGTTCATCCACCTGTCGCACTTCGCCTTCGGATTGTAGTCGTATGGGTGGTAGTATGTGACATGGTACTCGGGAGAGAACGGCATCACGTTCGGATACTTCAGACCGCTGCCGAAGTCAACAACTCCGTTTGCGAATGCAACGATGTCGAAGGTAGGTCTCAGTATGTTGTAGCACTCTATCACCTCCATGAATGACTTGTTCATCACCGTACTGATGCCGAGCATCGGAGCCATGGCCAGGTCGAGGAGCAGAAGCTGGTAAGCCTGTTCCAAAACTATCTTCGGAACAGCTTCGTATATCTTGCCGTTGAACATGTAGTAAGCACCGTTGTAGTACTTCACCGGAGCCTTCTTCGCCAGACGTCTCATTGACCTGATGAAAGTAGACTTCAGCTTGTTGTACTTATCAGAGTTTGCCTTACCCCAGTCCTGGCAACGGAGCGCTTCGAAGCCGTACTCGTCATGCCTCAAAAGGTCTAGCAACTGAGCGTGCAATGTGTCTATAGCAATACCATTTTCCATTTATGTACAATAATAATATTAATTTTCCGTTATTGTGTAGGATAAACCCCGATAAATAGGGGCTTTCTGAAGGATAACACGTGTCAGGTCGTCCTTATAACATGTCGTCTATAAAATATCGACAATACAAAGATACAGATAATATCCTGAATATCCGGTAAAACCCTAGTAAATAAAGGGTATAAATATACATTTTAGGTATACATTAAATGAAGGATAGGTATACATTTATGGTTTGGTCTGCAAAGTAAGAGTTTATGCTATCAAATGTTAATAAATAACGGATGAATGAATATGCATAATTATCCTTTATGGTAGGAAGTAATTAAACTTTACAAAAAGGCTGAAAAATCGGAAGAAAAAATTTTTAGATGAGGTGACTACCGCGCTGGTTTATAGCTGCAAAGGGGGTGTGGGGGTGTTTCTTCTGAAATTATTACATTTTGTGTCGGTTTATATAGTGTAAACCATCGTGAAACAATATTTTTATAATTATTTCAAATTGTCGGTTTATATTTATAAAAAAATTATGTAACCACTTAATAATCAATACTTTATAACTTTGTTTATATACATTTTCTTGCATAAATATACATTATCACTATTCCGTGAAACATTAAAACTTATTACAAAATACTTGACCAAAATATATTTACCATATTTATACATGCATAAATATTCGTGTTTAACTAATTAAATACATTTTAACGAAAAAGGTAAAACGTTATTACAAATATAGTTAAAACTCTTAACGTAAACTGACACTTTGGCGGGCGTAACTACCTGTAAACCAATTAGTTAGCAATTTGTAAAGATTGATGTTTCTTAAGTTAAATATTTAACAATTACTGTCACTATAGCTTCATAAATGCTTGATTATTAGATAGTTACAAGTCTGCCACGTTGGCGAAAACGTTAATTTATTTAAACCTTAACAACTACTGACAAACGCTGTAATTATTACAAACGGTTAACTACCTATAAACCAAGTACTTACAAAAGGTTAAATGCATAAATACTCAATTTTTTACTGGTTGTTTGGCACGTGGTTTGTAATTATGTAGGTAACAAGTGATATTACTTGTTATTCATTTAAACAATTTAGATATGAACGATTTAGAGTTAAAAGGTGCTCAAGGATACGAGCATGCTAGTACTAAGGTTGCAAGTTATGTAACAGAGTGCAAAGGTAGCGCAGTTTTAGCGCAGAGTTTAGAAGTGCTTAATAGTTACCGCAAAAAGCTATTAAGCGAGTGCAAAGATAGCGAAGTTGTAAGCGCAAAGAAAGAACTAGAGATTGCACGTGCTAAGTACAACAAGCTAGCTACAAATTATGTACTTTCAGACGAAAGTTACTGCAATTTGCAAACAGAGTGTGTGCGTTCTGCTGTTAGCGAGTTTTCTCGCAAACACAAATTACCTAATTTCTTTGCTTGGTTTGATAACAACGGCAAAGACAAACAAACATCGATTATAGATAGCTTGCAGCGTTTGGGCTCTAAATTGTGCTCATTACATCAAGCCTTTGCAAGTGGTGCAAAGGTAGCAAAGAAAAAGAGTGAAAGCATAACAGACCTACAAAAGCAAATTGCAGAACTGCAAGCAAAACTTGCAGCAGAGCAAAAGTAAGCAACACAAACAAGGTAGCTAGAGAAATCTAGCTATCTAGTTTTTCCTACTGGCTATTTGATAGGTAGCCAGTGGGAAATTTTACTCCAGGTTTTTCAACTTGGAGCGGGTCGTCGTGTCCTTATTTTTCCCACACGATTTTGGAAACCTTGTCGTGGTGTGTGGGCTTAACCTTAGAGAGAGAATTTATTCTCCCTCAGGGGACTAATTGCCAAAATTCTAGAGAAGTATCTCAGTAAATCGAGAGTGCGAGAGGCACACCGAGATGGGAGAGAGTAACGTGTTACTCAGAGACATCCATCCGAGAGATACGCAAAAATTCCTGGCGTGAGCGTCGAATGAGATGAGACGGCACGACGGCTAGGGGATTTGTATCATCTAGCGAGATGAGAGTTTTAGAAAGAAATCATAATTCATATTCTACCGGTTTGGAATTGTCCGGTCGGGCTGGTTACCCGAGAATCAATTGTGTGTGCAATCACGATTTGCAGCGTATCAAGGCGCACACTATCCACACTGACTGAAAGCGGTTGCTTGTCATCCGTGCGAGATTTATCTCCTCAGAAATAAACAAGCTGCTGGCAGAAGCATAAAATCTGTAGGGTGTGAGCCACGTAGTTAAGACGATAAAGATAAAACGTGGTGCAAAGATGCACATCCTGGCTAACGGGGCGGGGAGAAATCTCCGCTCTACAATTATGAACCATTTAAAGATTAGAATTATGGACAGAGAAAACGTTTTTAAGTTCTACAACAAAACAGCTGCATCAGTGTTCGATTTGGATAATATTGTATCCGCATTGGAGAAAGGAAAGACGGATACAGCTATAAGAATGCTGAAAAACCGCACGGATATTTTAAGAGAACTCTGCAACAATTTCCGTGTAGTATGCGGTTTTTAGCCTAAAATCTCCCTACGCTTGTATGGAACGAATAACCAAAATATTAGAATTATGAGTACGCTGAGAATTAAATGCCTCGATATGTGCGAGGTTGAGAGTATCATTGCAGATGCTCAGGAGATTTTGAGTCACGTAGAATTCGGGTCGCTAAAGAATGGTGTGCTTACATTATTCTGCGTGGCGTGAGCCTAAAAATCCGTAGCCAGTACGATAATTGTCGTGTGTGGCTACGGAACAATTACCAATAAAATTAGAATTATGACAGCGAGACAGATTATTTATTCAAGTACGATAATTGTGCTTGGATTTATTCAGAGTGTGCCGGCATTTGTCATGCTGGCAAGTACGAATATTATCGTAATTCTGCTTGGAATATTTTGGGGAATTGTGCTTGGAATATTCTGGAGAAGTACGATAATTGGCAGGTGGTTCTTCAGAGAGATGTGGCGATCCACACTCCGCTTGGAGAATTTCATACTGCCTGGAGTGTGAGGAATCTGGGAAGTACGAAAATTGTGCTTGGAAACATTTGGCTAAATTCTGCTTGGAGAAATCCAGGCAGTACGATAATATAACCAATCAAACAAGAGAATTATGGATAGAATATTAAAGCAAGATTTGAGCAAGAATGAGGTTATAGACCTCTTGCGTGGAATGGGCGCACAGGAAGTTGAGGGAAATTTCTCTGTACGTCGTGTCCTGACCAATACACAGGCGTGTGACGTATTCGGTGGAGAACCTGAGGACTCTTATCCTCTCATCCCCGGTACGTACATGGCATTGTATTACAAGAGTATTGCCGGAGACCCGTATCCGCTCTTTGAGAGAATATGTGAAAACATAATAAATGACGAGAACAAGAGCCAGACTCTCCTGAATGGCGATGGCATTATTCTGATTTTCCTGCTCAACAAGTACGAGTAGCCAAAAATGTGCTCAGGCATTTTCCTGGGCATACTATGTAAAACCATTTAAACGGAAGAATTATGTTAGATAAGAAATCACAGAAGAATTTTGAGCGTGCGCTTATGCATGAGATGGAGAAGATCAAGATTGCTGCACGCCAGTGGCACAACAACAATACAAGGGGTTACAGAGATTATCGTAGCAAGGAGGCTATCTCAAAGAGTTTCTCTGAGATTGCAGTATTGTGCATGAGCTGAAATGTGCGTGGCGGTTGTCACGCATACTATTCACCAATATTTAAGAATTATGAACAAACCAGAGAACCCTAAATGGGAAGAGAAGAGCAGAGAATATCTGCGCGACAAGATTCTGCCTAGATTGCAGGAGATTCAGCGTGACATATTCGGCAATGGTAAGGTTGGGCTGGAGATAGACGTAGATCCTGAAGGCAAATACATAGTCTGCCATTCCTACACCATCATGTATGGTAAGGTCAACAAATACCTTCACCTGCATCTCTCCTGCGTGCTTGACAGAGAAAAGCTGGAGTCTGAGTACAAGAGACTCACCGACTTCATCAAGGAGCATTCAGCCTAAATTTTTGCGTGGCAACAGTCACGCATACAATTATTCACCAAAAATTATAGATTATGATAGATGAAGAATACAAGAAGAACGAAGAGTACATTAACTCTACGATTTTGCCTAAGTTGCATGAAATTCAGAGAGAAGTATTGAAAAAAAAAAAATCAAGGCTCAGTCTTGATGTCAGCGTTAGCAATAGATACGGCGAAGGGTATATAAGTTCTTTTGCCTGTGTCATGAATGACATGGGAGAAATAACGGGTACTTGTTCTGCACGTTTCATCTGCGTATGCAGCAAAGAGGAGATTGACGAGCGGCTCAACGAGCTTAAAGAGTTCGTCAAGAAGTACATAGCCTGAAAATTGAGGGAGCTTTATCTCCCTCTCCTATAAACCAAAAATGTAGAATTATGAGCAAATGGGTACAATTCTATCACAAGATTAACAAGTTTGACCTTGTGAACATGAGATTTACAGATGAGGTGAGCGTAGTGGAAATGGTGGGCATGGATTCTGTCATGCCTATCGACGGCAGATTGAGTCTGTCATCCATACGAGCAGAGATACAGAAGAAAATCGAGAGCATGAAGAAAATCGAGGGTTTCGACCCCTGTGCGTTCTCCATCCTCACCGGTCCTACGATTCTGTGTGCTTCAGAAAGCCAAAGGTATAATCTCTGAGCCAGAACTGGGCAGTACGATAATGTGCTGCCTGCTATTAACCAAAACAGAATATATTATGACAACAGAAGAAAAGACTCAGCTAGAGAAGCTTGTAGAGAAGTATTTGAAAGAAGACGCGTACAAACCACGAGGATGGGGAGAGAGAGCCGCAAGGGATTTCCACAGTGCCTTAAATTGTGAGTGGCTTCAAACGTACAGCTTTAGACCAGACCCGGCGTAGTTATTTGCTACGCCTCCAATTTTTAACCAAATCAAAATTAGAATTATGACAGACGGAGACAGAAAGTTCCTTGCCAGGCTCGTAGCGAGTCACAAGGCAGTTATCAGCGAGGAGTGCAGACGCAAGAATCTCGACAAGAGCGAGTATTTCAGACGCGTAGCACGTGCAGACAAGAAGGCTCAGGAGATTGAGCAATCGTGCATGCGACCTCGCAAGTTCTAGCCAAACATTCTGTGCAGTCTATCTGCACAGAAACCATGTTAAACCATAAAAATGTAGAATTATGAAGAAAATTGTTAATACATTTACTAAGATTTTCGTAAGAGACGGAAAGCGTCACAGAATTGTCGCTGTTGCTTCTTTAGGTGATGAGTGCAGAAATAACATCTGCACTTTCTCTATTACAGGTCAGATAGATATTTTCTGCTTCGGTTCATGGCACTGCAAAACCTGCGGTTGCATTACAGACGAGATATGCAAATTCTTTCCTGAATTGAAGCCATTTGTAAATCTTCACATGTGCAACTACAAGGGGCAACCATTTTATACTGTGGATAATGGTATTTACTATGTATCCCAAAGTAAGGAGATTGCTATGCGTAATCTCAGAATTACCGAGGATGAGTACGGTGCCCTGCTCCCTGCTGCCGAGCTGAACGACAAGGACTATTTTGTCTATAAGCTGTTCCAACTTGGCATCGTTAAAAGATGGAAGTCTGAAGCAGACAAGTTCATTGAGTTTCTTCTTCGCCAAGGAGGTGAATGGGAGAATCCATACACTATCAGCGACGAAAGACCGACAATTAAGCTGACCGGAGGCATAAGAGCTCTTGTAGAATCCAGACTCAAGAAAGGATACTACACGAAGGAAAATATTGATAAGATATTGCAGCAAAGAAGAGCTGAAGAAATCAGCAAGAAACGTCAGTCTATAATTGAAGAGTACTACAAGAAGACCGAGAAAGCTCGCAATGAGCGTGACGTGATGCTTTACATTCTTGACCACGGTCTTTCTATTGGTAACGTGATTTATTACGATTACAACAACACCGTGAAGTTCAACTGGCTCGATTACAAGGAGCAGATTACGAAAGAACAGTTCGATAATTTTATTGGGAACTTAGATCCCAGCAAGTTGCCTGAGGGTATTAAATTCTCAATCGACATCAAGAAGTAGCCAACCAATCCTCACTCCAACGGGTGGGGATTTCTATTAACCAAATATTAGAATTATGATAACGGATTACTACACAGCCGTACACTGGCTAAAAAGTGCGTTCATCCTCTGTAACGAGATTGTAGAGAATGACGAATCAGTGATTGAAAACATCGAGTATCCAGAGATGACAGAAGAAGAAAGGAACAGAATCGAGATATTCCAGTGGTTCCTCACTAACATGAGCGAAGAGGATAAGGAATGGATGCAGAAGAATTTCCCTGATCTTATCTTCTCTTACTCAGACAAGCTTGACTTGTGGATTCTTTGCGTAGATCATTTTGGAACGATGTGGAAGGGAGTCCCAACGACTACCAACTGCGAGAATGCGGCAAAGGCTAGCCAGCTGCCGTAGCCAAACCAATCCTCACTCTCATGGGTGGGGATTTCTATTAACCAACAATTACAGAATTATGAGTGATTTAGAGAAAATCCTGAATGACGATTTACTTAAGTGTAAAATCGTTGAGTCAGTAGAGAATCCTGTTAGGCGTGTGGACCTCATCAAGTGGACGCACGACAATACATACTCTATTGCAGAGGTACGCAAGGATACCGGCAAGCTGGAAGTTACAGACATCCAGGCTCTCAGTGAGCTTGATGCGTACAGACAATTCTACAGGAAATATGGCGAAATAGCCATAATTAGCTAAAACTCCCCACATCTTCGTGGGGAACCATTATGAACCATTAAACAGATGAATTATGGAAAAGAATATTTGGGAATATGTTAAGAACAGCAAGGGTGAGGTTATCGAGAAAGTAGCCGATTATATCGGTGTTGAAAGCTTCGCCAAGGTAATCGAGAGCCTATATCGTGAGTGTCTTGAGAATTTCGATGACGCAGATGATTTAGACGAATACATTGCCGATTTGTACGGAAAGAATATCCAGTCTATGGCATGGGATTTCACTCTTGAAGCAAACATAGAGATGAAGAAATATCTCCATCTTCCTGACCAGCACATGAATGGTAATTTCGCTGATTTGTCTATGGATTATCCTAAGCACGTTACAGGTGTTTGGTGGGCATCAGACTACGATGGCGACGATTACTACGATTTGTATCCTCAGATGGTAGCCAGACTTGATGCCGCAGAGGACAGCGAACAGGCTAACGAGGATAGAGAATATCTTGAAGAGTGGTATTTCGAAGCCTTCGGTACATACAACATCAAGTACAATTTCTCGAACGAACTTGAAGAGATTCACTCTATGATGGAGGAAGCTTACGAGGAAGCCTAACAATATCCCCTAGCATGGGGATATTCAATGTTAAACCATTTAAATGATATTAGATATGAGTTACGAATTTGCAAAGAAAGAAATCGGCGATTACAGAATCACCATTTACCAGGATGAGGATGCCGAATGCCCTTGCACAGAATGGGATTTGGCAGGCGTTTACTTCTGGGACTATTCTGATTACGGATACAACAGGGAACTTTCTCGTGGTTGTAGCAGTGAAGTCGACGCTGAAAATGCAGAGGCTGCCTTGAAAGAGCTTGTCTGCAAGTATGTTCCACAAAAGAAGATTATCAAGTATATCAATAGTATGTTTCATTGCGATCATCTGTGTCTCGAATACGACAAGTCGTGCCACATGTGGAGTTTTGAAAGAAAATCAAGATTCAGCATCGGCAAGAACGAGTGGTACAACATCAGAGATTTCACTCCTAACGAACTGAAGAACGAGGATGTTAGGGATGAGCTTACAGAAGAGCTTGAAGAAGATGATTTTATTAATCTCCTTGAAAACTGCAAGGATATAGCATTCTACGAGTGGTCTTCCAGTGGATATAGCCAGGGAGATTATGTTAGAGGATATGCCTATTGCGACAAGGAGCGCTTCAAAAAGATGGTTGATACAAATACCAAGAACTGGAAGAATCGTGCCATCGAGCTGTTTGAGAGCGAAGTCAAGAATATTGGTATGTGGATGTGGGGTGATGTAAAAGGTTACGTCCTAGAAAAGAAACGCCCGTATACAAAATTGTACGAAGACGGTAAATCTTCTGATTCCTACGAGTGGGAACAGATTGATTCCTGCTGGGGAGAGTACTACGAGGACTCTGACGAGCTGATTAAAGACGCTCTCGAAGAGAATGGAATCAAACTAAAAGAAACAGCCTAACAAGGGGAGCTTGCATGCTCCTCTTCCATTAACCAATTAAATAGAATTATGGGAAAGATTACAATTTCACAGAAGGGAAGTAGAACTATCTACAGAGTGAACAGAAGAATCGTGTGCTATCGTGACGGGCACAAGTATTGTGTGGGCAAGCCATCATCTGGCAGCACCAATATCGAGTTTGATGCCTTGTCCGAGAATATTGCACACGAGAGATGCATTGAGATTTGTGAGCGTAGAATCTATGCTGATATGAAGTATCAGAATCCTGTCGCATACAACGCCCACAAAGTATTGAACGCATTAGCTTAAAGATAGCCTCTGGGCTATCACTATTAACCAATTATAGATAATTATGATTATAGATGAAATTCTAGACAGAAAGGGCGGCAGGAGATTTGTTGCAGATGAGTTTAAGCGATACGTCTTGAAGGAATCCGTTTATTTCGGTTTCAAGTATTTCTCAGAAGCATACAGCAAGTCTTCTGACACAGATAGGGAGTATTTCGTAAAACGTGCCATTATCAAGTATATAGTGGAAAACGGATACAATATTAACATTATCAATTTTGTCCTTGCCGTAGATTGGACTTAGCCTGAATAGTACGCACATTCTGCGTACTTACATTATTAACCAAATTATTAAAGATTATGAAGAGGTATTACGTATCAGTCACAGAGCATTTAAACAAGGTAGTCAGCGTTGATGCTGAGAGTGAGAATGAAGCCGTACGGAAAGTACAGGATGCCTATAATAATAGCGATATTATTCTTGACGCTGACAATTTCTCAGGTGAGGTTATCGAGATCGAACCAGATCAGGAGTACTGGAGAGAATCCGAAGAAGATGACAGTGTAGCACTCCAGCACATCGACTAGCCAAACGGGGAGAGCAATCTCCCTACCAATAACCAAAACATAAGAATTATGAATGAAGACAGAATCCTAGAAATGTTCTTTGAGAAAGCCAGATGGCAGTATGCTATCGAGAAAGGCTTATTCAAGGACATGAACAAAGCAGTAATGTATCAGCTGACGACACCGGAGGCTCGTCTGGCTATGTATCAGAGGATCAAGAGCGGCAATTACAAGATAATGCCGCCGCATACAGCCAAGATTCCGAAAGACAACGGAGATTTCCGTACGGTCTATGTGAATGAACCTGTAGACAGAATCCTACTGAGCATAGCAAACGACCTCTTGTTCGAGCTGATGCCAGAGATGGTGCATCCACGCTGTACGTCATACCAAAAGGGTATCGGCTGCGGTCGTGTGGTGCAAGAAGTGTCTCGGATAATATACTCGGCAGATGGTAAAATCATCGGGTGGAAAGGCGACTTCTCCAAGTACTTCGATTCCGTGCCTATTCGATTCATTGATTGGGCATTTGACAAAGTAGAGGAGAAGTTTGGAAAATCTGCACTGATAGATGTCATTCGTGACTACTATCACACAGATATCTATTTCGATGAGAACAACAACCTCTGTGAGAAGTATCAGTCCCTCAAGCAGGGATGCTCTGTTGCAGCATGGCTGGCTGACGTTATCCTCTACCATCTTGACGACAAGCTGTCTAAGCTTAACGGATATTACGTCCGCTATTCAGATGATACGCTGTTTGTCGGTGAAGATTACGAGAAAGCCATGGATATCATGAAGAGCGAGCTGGAGATGATGCAGATGACGCTCAACCCGAAGAAGGTTGAGTATCTTGACGCTAATCATTGGTTCAAGTTCCTCGGATATTCCATCAAGGGTCACAATATCTCTCTGTCGTCCACACGTATCAAGACCTTTCAGAAGGAAATTGAGAAGAGGACGATAAAGAAACGTGATACCACGATGACGAAAGCCATCAATGCAGTAAACAGGTATCTTTACAAGGGGTACTGCGATTATTCCTGGTCGACTCAGGTTCTTCCGGTCATAAACGTGAAAGAGGACATCGACAAACTCAACACCTTCGTCATGGACTGCATCCGTGCGGTCAAGACAGGCAAGAGAAAGGTCGGTGGTCTCGGATACGTGAAGACTCAGGCTGTAGGTTGCATAGACCGAGGTCGTGGCAGAAACGTGAAAGCCAACAGGAGTAAGACAGAGAGCGAAATCAAGGGGTATCTATCAATCGGCTGTGCTCAGAATGCCTTGCGAACGAGCAGGGCAGCGTACAACACATTGGTGAATACTCTGTAGATGAGCATCCTAGCGCAAGGATTTTGCCGGAATGAAGACGCAAGGTTTTAAATATCCCGGTTGCGGAGTGCATGGACCAATCTCTTAGTAAGAGAGGGTCCTACGCTCGTCCTAAACCGGACATTATCAATCTGATATAGCTATGCGCAGCATCTTCTGACCGGCAGACTCTGTAACCGAGCACACGGACGTGGGAGAAGGACGGACAGATTCAGGCAACGCCTCTATAACATCATCTGATTGATCCAGCTATCCAAGTTTACAACTTGAGACAGCTGGATCATTCATATGACACAAGGCGTAGCTCATCAATGAAGTACAGAGATGTGCCAGTCCGTATGACTTCCACCGGTGGCGCACACCACCAATCCCTGACGGATGGCTGAAGTTTATGCAACAGGTTTCTTAACCAGAGTAGTTGATCCTGGACGGCTGCGCAGTGGGCGCATTGTCCTGGATCACCTATTCTGGCGAATCCTGTGTCAAATCAGAAACATAAAGTATTGTGTCGAACCATCGGTCAGAGAATCACCCAAGCACGAGGGTAGTCTTTAGAGGAGAGTGAATTTATGAGTGCTGTTTCCATGCCGCCGGCTTCTACTGGAGATTCCAGCGTCATCCGGCGGCTTACAACAACCCTCAAATCAAGCTGCTATAGCTACGTGCCACGCTCTCAGATGAAGACAACGTTATTGCCAACGAGGTACACGAGGAGGAATTCTTTATGTCGCGATCTCTGTATCAACGCGATATGTCTGGTAATACCAGAAATCTCGCGTATTGCAAGATCCCTCAATCGTCAAGATAGAGGAAGGCAACAGCCCTATGAGTGTACCTACAAACAACCATGTGAATTGCATCACGACTTATCAAGAGTATGAGGTTTAATATCCCGTAAGGTGGAATACCTGTGCCTGCCGATATCTCCGCAGGCACAGGTATCCAGTCACGGGACCGAATCGAGAACATATATCCATGCAACATAATACATGAGATAAGTCATGCGCATTGCAGCGATGTCTGGCAAGTTCTGAGACTTCATCGAGCGTTTCATTGATTCTGAAGCCAAGGATGGGGAAGCGTACGCTTCCTGAGGTTGGCTTCATAACAATGTCACGCCCTTAATCAAAAACTTAAAGCAATGCAACGTATCAGGTTGAGTCAGACTAGGTTATTGCGAGCCGAATGGTGCGCAAGGAGAATAGATTGTATAATACTGTTTTAATCATCCTGAGCATCCAGGTGATTACCTGGATCCGTCAGGACTCAAATACAGTATCAATCAAGACTTTACAGTTACGCAACAGATTCTCTGAGCGCACTCCCTATTAACCAATACAATAGAATTATGACATACGACGAGATTATCAATGCAGTTGAGAATGGTGCTAAGTTTACCATCAACTTCCAGAAGAGAACATGTAGGGTGAATGGAAAGACAGTGATGTCCGAGGAAGATAAGCCGAAAGATACACCTTACCTGACACATGCAGTAGTTCTGTTCGCGATAGAACAGAGATATAAGGCATACAAGCATTCTGTGCCTTCGGAACGCTCTGAATCCCATCGCCGCTACTACTTCAAGGCTTTGCCTGAGAAAGAGCTCTCAGACGAAGATATGATGTATGGTGAGCGACGGGAGGTAGCTAGATGTAAGCTGGAGCTATACATACTGATTCAGCTTCTCAGAGGCAACCTCGCATGGGAGAACAGATGGGGCAGATGGTTCTGGAAGTCAGAGAACGACAAGGATCTGATTATCCTCAGAGACTGGATTGAGCCAAACAAGGGTGGGGCGTAAGCCTCATCCACTAGAGTTAAATAAATTTTTAGTAACCAATTTAAAATAATTAGAATTATGAAGCAGATTGTAACAATCACTGGTGAGAACTTGAACATCGTAACAAAAAACGTAGAGGCTACAGCAGCTACCCAGAAGACCAAGGCGCAGATGCGTCTCGAAGCTCTTAAGGCTGCAGGCGTTGATACTAGTAAATATTTCCCTCTCGGTGACGACCAGCTTATCAAGATCGAAAATGGCGCAGCAGTTCCTGTAGACATGGACGATGCGACCATCGATGCTGTAGGCAAGCAGATTGTCGAGGGTGGATACGTAAGTAACTGGAAGCTCTTCCGTCGTTGGGTGATGAGCCAGATGTTTCACATGTTGCGAGACATGGAGAAGGACGGCAAGTCATTCAACGAGGTGTTGCAGAAGAAAGGCTACGAGTACCAGTGGCGCATGTTGGAGAACGAGCTGTATGCTCAGATGAAGATGTGTGACCACAAGGACTACGAGAATCTCAAGGCGAGAAACCGCTGGTTCAACGGAGTTGTAGCACACGACATGGCTATTGACTACATCAGCAAGCTCCGCAGCTATATCGACGACAAGTGCATCTACACTGTCAAGGAAGACAAGGATGGAAACAAGAAGAAGGAAGACAAGGATGGAAAAAAGAAGAAGACATACAAGCATACCTGCAAGGGTAATCCTTATATCCGTCTTCAAAACGAAAACATCTTCGTCGCTGACTTGGAGAGAAAGGTATACAATCCTCTCCGTGACCTTGCCAACAAGATGAGTGCTGTAGAAACCTACAAGGAACTCTACGATGCCGTTCGCAAGTTCAACAAGAACCGCAAGCATCTCGCGTGGGATACCAAGCAGGCTGATGCGTTCATTACTGCCTACAAGGGTTCAGGTTCCTACTACACGATGAGAAACCTCATCATGTTCCACGGAGCAAGATTCCTGAAGAACGGACGAAAGATGTCAGAGACAAATTCTCTGAAGGAACTTGAGTCTAAAGCCAAGCTCTACGATGAAGAGGGTTGGAAGATGCTCGGTGTACTCAAGCAGCTTATCAAGGACAATAATATCAGCGTCCAGGGCAAGATTCTTGAATGGAAGAAAGCCAAGAGCGAGAATAAGTAATCATCAGTAAGACGTAAGGTTCGCCGCCTGAAGAATGGTGGCCCGGCAGCAATTCACAAGAGCTTCTTCAACGAAGGATCTCCTCCAGTCACTACTGGAGGTAATCCTTCGAGCTAAAGCTCTCTAGATCGAACTTATAGAGTAAGGCGCCAGCCGGGGACCATTCTAGCCAAAAGTCGGTTACTGATTCGGTAACCGATTCAATGTTTAACCAAATAAAATGAGGAATTATGAAGAAGATCAAGAAGATAATCTATGTAGACAAGCTTACTCCAGCACCCCTTGACAACAAGAATGTCATGCTGGACTGGTGGGAAGAGAATATGTTCGACGACGGAAGCTACGCATTCTCAGGTAATACGTATCTAGGATTCATTGCCGGTGTTCCGGTAATGGCCACCGTAAAGAACAATGTTGTCGAGCTGAAATGCATCCCGCAGCCCTACAGAAGCACGGACAAGCTTGATGATTTCGGAAATGCAGTCATAAAAAACTTGACTGAAGACGAATGTCACCTAACGACCTACATGGTTCCGGCGTACAAGCAGTACATAGATGACGAGCGTGAGGGAGACGCAAAACTACTAATATCGTTCTCCATCTACGAAGATGAAGCTACGATTTCATTCCACTGGAATGTACCGAAAGATTAGCCAAAAGGTCAGTCGTTAGCAGCGGCTGACTACTCATATCATAACTAAATTTTGTTTAAATGGTTCAAAGCCGGTCTGTCGTGAGACACGCCGGTTTTTTGTTCGCAAAGTTTAACCAATCAAATTAGAATTATGAGTAGAAATTACTGGACATTAGGTAAGGAAGGAATGAAGACTCGTCTGTCAAAGGCACAGGCAGCTTACGAGAACGCATTAGAGAACGTCAGCGACTTGCATGTCAAGATCAGCGATGGCAACACAAAATTGGGAGCTATCCCATCCGTGTCGCTCATTCCGGTCATGGATTGCGGTAACTGTTCAATCTGCTCCAAGAGCTGCTACGACCTGCGCAATGACATGATTTACAAGGAGGTCATCAAGACGAGAGCTATCAATTCTGCAATCTACCATGAGGATCCCGAGCGATACTTCAAGGAAATAGATGGGTATCTCGACTACCGATTCCCTCGTGCATTCCGATTCCACATCGGTGGTGACATCCAGGATAAATGGTATCTTGACAAGATGTGCGAGATTGCTCGCAAGCATAAGGATACCAAGTTCCTGGCGTTCACGAAGATGTTCGATGTGTGTAACGAGTATCTCGATGAGGGCAACGTCATTCCTGAGAACATGCACATCCTATTCAGCGGATGGCTTGGTCTCAAGATGGATAACCGCCACGGATTTCCGGAGGCGCATCCTATCTTCGAGAGCGGAACGTCTGCTCCGGAAGGAACACGTCTGTGTACCGGAAACTGCACAGAGTGTCTGAAGGAAGATAGGTTGTGCTGGTCTATCGGGAAAGGACAGGCGGTAGGATTCCTCGCACACTAGCCAAAATCCTCGTCGAAATGACGGGGTACTATGTCTAACCAATTAAAATTTGTGAATTATGGCAACAGCAAGAAGAGGTACAAGAATGCTCAAAGCTTCCGACATTATGAAAAGAAAGGGCATTGTCCAGAAACAGATGGACATGAACAAGTTCAACGAGGTTATAGAGAATTTCTTTATGACCCACGAGCCTAAGGATACGATTCTCCTTACGCCGAAGAGATTCATCGAGATGGATAACCCGCCAGAAGGAGACTTCATCGACTATCTCGATGTCAGCGTGTGGGAGAAGAAGAGTGAGGATCCGGATGACCCGTTCGACTTCATCGACTATCAGTTCATGAAGAAGAACGGGATGCTTCGTCCTATCCTTGTAGTGAACGAGCCTTTCATCGGCAATGCTGCCGGGTGGCTGAGAGACTTTTGCGGATTCACTGTGAAGAGCAGAACACGAAAGAAAAAGAAAGAATATATCGTGTCTCTGCCGGTGTAAAGCCAAACAAGGCGTGGAACATTATTGTTTCACGCTCCCAGTATTAACCAATTAAAATTTATGAATATGACTGATATTGAAAGAGTAAAGAGATTCGCATCCGAGAATGATTACCCAGGTGAGACATTGGACACAATAAACTGCTTCCGCAGACACAGTAAAACTCCAAAGGAAGACCTCGATAGCCTGGACAAGGCAACCGATGAGGACTGGCTAGGTCTTATCGATGAGTACGAGGGCAATGGAATCAACTGGAAGGGAGAGTTCTCGGACGTTAACGGAAACAGCGTAACGCTTGGCGACAAGGTTATATGGAACAATCCGGATCCTGATGATTTCGATAAGTGGTACGAGAATTTCAAGATATGCACCGTAGATGATATATCAGGAGACCGAATATCACTCAAGGACGATGACGGAGATACGTTCGATGTAACCGAGGATGAATGTACTTTAGTTCGAAAGCTTGACTACAAGCTCTATGAGGACGAGAAGTATCACTATGGAGTGTGTGGGATGCTCCAGGATATCGAGAATGCCCGCACAATGACGAGCTATATACACGATGACGACCTCAGATGGAAGCTTGATGCTGCGTGCAGATGGTTCAAGGAACACATTGAGGCTGAGATTGCCAATCATATCGTAGAGAACCAGTAAGCCAAACAAGCCTGCCGGGAACGGTGGGCATCAAGTCAAACCAAAATATTAAGATTATGGATAGAAAAGTATTGAAAGACAAGATTGACGAGTTGCGTTCAACGGCAAAGATGGAACTTGCATGCACCATCCGTGAGATAATGAGAGAGCACAATGTGCAGAAGAAAGAACTTGGCTGGCCTGTAGTAGTCAACAATAGCAGTCTTGTAGATATTGTAGAGTTAGGTAGTGGTGATACCGATATCCCGGTTTTCACCATAAGTGTCGGTGCCGGCTATTATAAAGAACCTCACAAGGTAGGTGCATTGGACGATTGCGTATCGGTCGAGCTACTCGCTGATATTGCGACCGGGTTGAATAACGAACTGAGTGGATACGTCAGCACTTATGTGGCAAAGTACAGATTCATCTATGAAGACGGAACTACTGCTGACATGGATGAGCCTTATGTATTCCTTGCAGAATCAGAAAGAGATGCCAAAGATAAGGCAGATGACTATGCAGAGGTATGGAATGACTGGAATGAAGATACGATAGAACTCGTATCAGTCGAGAAGCAGACTGCTTCGGAAGGTTAAATTAGCGTTAAAAACGGCAAAGACGATGGTTTATATTATAAACTTTTCGTATCTTTGCCACTAGTAACCAAAATTATAGAATTATGACAGAAGAAATAAGAATCAAGACAAGAGATTGGGAGAGACTTCTGAGCTACACTCAGCAGCAGAAGTACAAGACTGCCATCAAGCAGGGGTGGTTCGCCAATTATCACAGCAACGCCTGGAGGCATGACACGTTCTATGGCGCATACATCTGGAAATATCCGAAGCTTATTAAGGTTGTAAGAATGTTCGAAGAGATGCTTGGACATAAGCCATTATGGGAAGATATCACCGACGACAACCTCCGTGACCTCTTCGAGAAGATCCAGGAGAACTACGCTCCTAACTCGGCAAGAACCGTATGTGCAACCATCAAGGCTGTGATACGTGAGAACGATGCTACCAGGGAAATTCCTAGTCCTACGTTCGGCAGAATACTTAGAGCGAAGGCTGTACCGGTCCAGTCTGTATATCTCTCTGATGAGGAGATAAACAGAATCATAAAGTACAACCCTCACGGGAAAACAAAAAGATATGTTCAGAGAATGTTTATCATGGAATGTCTCTGTGGCGCACGTTACAGCGACTGCCAGAGAATGACGGAAGAGAACATAGATGATACCGGACACTTCCTCGTCTATGTTACTCAGAAGACAAAGACCGAGGTAAGGGTTCCTCTTCACAAGAAGCTACGTCCGTTCCTCGTATGCGGTACTGGTGACGAGCCTCTTCCGGGTGAGATAGGTGAAAGGACGTTCAATAGAGCACTCCGCGATATCTGTCGTGACTGCGGAATAGACACGAATACAAAGGTGTTCAAAGCCGGAAAGGAAGAGACTGGAAAGAAGTATCGGTTCGTATCATCCCATACCGGCAGACGCTCGTTCGCAACGAATCTCTCAAAGAAGGGAGTGCCTCTTGAGCAGATTGCCGTCATGATGGGACATACAAGTAACGGTATGCCTAATATACAGATGACACAGCGCTACATTGTCGGTAAGACCGAGATTGACAGCAATACACTGAGATTGTTCGGCGTCTATGAAGAAGACCTCGATAACGGTCTAGATGAGGATTAAGCTAAAACTGGAGGTGGTTAGCTGCCATCTCCTGCCATTGTTTAACCAATTAAAATAATGAATATGGTAGAAGATTATACAGAAGAAGAGTTGAATAAACTCATCAATGAGTGTCGGAAGAAGTACGAAAAGCTAGAAAAGGAGACCGTTATGAAGGCTCTGACTGGCGAGATTGGTACGAACTCCGCAATGGTGGAAGAGTTGGAGATTCTCAACATCCACTATCACGATGAAATGGATGAGTACGACATCACTGCACCTGACCTGAATCCTGACCTTATCGAAAACTTCAAGATGGCAGAGCGTGATGGCAAGAACGTCATCTTCGAGGCACAGGAATATCTTAAGATCCTCGGAATGTGCGAAGAAATGTTCAACCAGAAGCTATGGGTCAACGAAGATGGCCACATATGCGATGAAGAAGGTAATAGACTTTCCGCCGACAGAGAGCATCGTGTTTTCGAAGTTGTTAAGTGCGGAAAATAAGATATTTCTAGTTTTTCATAGCTAGATTTGTTTAAATGAGCGTCCTCTCTTGCCCGTGAGGGTAGGAGGGGATTTTTTAAACCGGCCCCGATTAGCAAAAAATAGGGAGCTTCGGCTCCTGCCAATTAATAACTTTTAAAAAATAAGAATTATGGCAAATTGGGCATCAACAAGCTATCATATTGAAGGCAACCAGAAGGACCTTCAGAAGTTGAACAACCTTTGCAAGGCGTTTATGAATAAAGAACGTCCTGTAATGGAGGAAGGAGCGTCTGAGAACTGGGAAGGAAATATCATCCTGGCTCTTGGCGAAGAAATCGGTGACAACTACATTCGCGGATTTATCCATACATGCGAGTTATCAGACGGCCTATTAAAAATTTGTGCAGAGGAGGCATGGGGAGCAACGGACTTCAATAAGTTCCTCGAAAAACACTATGACGGCATGAAGGTGTATTTCATAGTGGAAGAGGAAATGTGTGAGGTCTATGCTACAAACGACGCAGAAGGGAAGTACTTTAATAGTCGCTCTACATTAACTTCGTATGTAGACGGAAAATATCACAGAGAAGAGTTTAAGAATAAAAACGAGGCATTAAAGTATGCAGCGAAACTCATTGGTCGTGATTCTGTCACAAAGTTAGAAGTTGCAAAGTGGAATGAGGAACGCAAGAATAAAGGCGTTTTTGAATACATAAACATCAATGGATGTGATATTATTGACGAGTAATAATTTAAGCCCTCGACAACACGGTTAAGTCTTTAACGTATGGAAAGAAAAACAAAACATATTACCCTTCTTGATCACGGCAAGACCATGCTATACGACTTTAGCAAGTGCGATAATTATATAGAGGCGATTCTTGCGGACTACATAGATTGTACAACGGATGAGCAATTAAAGGAATCGATTTCTCTCTGTTTTCCAGATAACGTTTCTGATCAAGAAAAAGTATTTGGGAATCTGAAATCGAAATTTTCGAAAATTATTCCCGGTAGAAGAAAGGTATATTATGTGTCCGTCTACAACGAGAACAATGAAAGGGTAGCGGTTATCGGTAGCAACCTGTTCGGTAGTGGTTTGTTCTATGCAAGACTAAGAGTTGATGCGGATTTGTTTGGCAACAAAGAGGAAGCCAAGGAACTGATAAGGAAAGTAAAATCAAATGGAGTTTGCAATAAGCTGAGATATTTCGATAAGGCGAAGGTTCCATCCGATATACAATACAAGGTAACAGAATGGAAGTTCTAGGCCACAAATAGCCGCTTATCACTTAACAGATAGGCGGCTATTTTATTAAGATAACCACCGAAAAAGCAACGAAAATCACACTTTTTTCTTAAACTACGTTAATTGTAAATATTCTGTACTTTAATGAATATCTAAATTAGCAGATTTTACACTATACGAAACCTTTAGCTATACCATTATCTTCAAAACGTTTGTCCTCGCTTTTTACTTTAATAAGTTCGGTTTATGGCATAAACTAAACTATTGCACGGAATAGAAAATCGTAGTATCTTTGCAGTGCTTGTTAGGAGTAACGCACTAAACAGCGGACATATGAGTATAATTAAGTGAATATTCACTTCCCTATACAACCCTATCCAGAGTTCGGAGCGTTACACGAACAAAGGATAGGGTTTTCACTTTTCCTATTCCTTTGTTTGATTAAACAGGTAGTCTTGGTGGATTGTCGGCTAAATACACTCGTCTACACAGACTTTAAACCCACGTCACAAGAGGTGCATGGTGACACCGCAGGAACTGAAGGCAGAAGGCGGGCAGGGCTAGGCGTACCTAGAAAGCTGCTTAGATTAGGTGCTGTACGATTTGGCAACCGATCCGACCGAAGGGGCTCATTATACTGGGTTCATGTAACTTCGAGTGGAATATTCCTACCAAGCTCTCATCGTTTCAATGACTGATGGGGGTAAGGGGGAGAACCACTCTCTCAGAGGTCTATTGCCTGTTTCATATAACCTTTTTTTAAAAAAAAATATTAATATCATAAATTGTAGAGATTATGAAGTATGATACAAGACAGATAGGAATAAAGTTCCCTGACGGCTTGCTCGTAGAGAAATGTAAGATGACACTTGACGAGCTTACCAGCCGTCGATTGGCGTTAGGTAACAAATACCGGGAAGATATGAATGATCTGGCAACCGAGTACGCAGTAAGAAATTCCAAGTTTCGTGTTGGAGATATTGTAAAAGTCGGAATCGGTAGTCCTATATATGAAGATATACCTTGTGAGATTATAGAGGTGTTTGGTAGCTATAAAGCAATGATGGCACAAGGACGCCCGGCTATCATGTATGTTGTCCAAGATTACAATTACAGAGAATGTCACAAGGTTGCGCAAGATCAGATTGTCTGCAAACTTTCATAATGTCAGGAATATGACATTTAGTTAAATACTACAAACATTAGTAACATGGCAAGAATAACAAGAAACAAAGCTGCCGAGATACTTGGAGTATCAAGACAGACTATCAGCAACTACATCAAGGAAGGCATCCTAGGAAGCTACGTAGGCGAACACGGCATCCTGTATGTCAACAGCGAGGATATCGAGAAATATGCTCAGAAATACAAGATGATTGCAGCAAACGAGAAGATGATTGACGAGAAGCTCAAGGAAGTCGAGTATCGCAAGCGCGCAATCAACGTAGAGCTCACTGAACTGAGAGACAGAGCTACCGCAAACGGCAAGCTGGCTGCAAACGCCGTAGGCATGCTGTTCGGTGTAATCAACACAATGTCGCATCTTGGTGTATTACCGAATCTTACCTATCGTGAGTCCAATCTTCTCAAGGACATAATTAACGGAATGACCTATGACGAGCTGTCAATCAAGTACGGCGTGTCTGCAACGAGAATCAGGCAGATTATAGACAAGACTTGCAACAAGCTTACCTACAACGAGAATATTGTCATTGCTGAGCTCTCAACGAACAGAACCTTGCAGTATGAGGTTGAGCGCCTGAAGAAGGTAATCAAGTCGCTACAGGTAAGCTTCGACGAATACCGGCGCGCGAAAGGTGACAAGCCTGTCAGTAGCGCAGTTCTTCCTCCGCTGATCCTTTCTAGGGATATAAAGGAATGTGGCTTCTCTGTCCGCATTCTGAATGCACTCAAAGGCTTCGACGTATATACCGTAGGCGACTTGGTTCGTAATCTCCGGGGAAGGTCAGAGCTTATGAAACTCAGGAATCTCGGCAGGAAGAGCGTCTGGGCTATCCTTGACTTCGTTGAGGAAAACAATCTCGACTTCAAGGAGAACGGAGAGTCTGAGGAAGACTTCTATATCAGGCTCAATAACAAGTTGTCAAACCAAAAAGATTAAGTATATGAAAATAAGACTAAACAAGAGTGCTGGCCGTCTGGAAATCAGAACCAAGAAGAGGATAATAGCCTTCAGCTGTGATATTCTGAAAGGTTCTTATTACCTAGTCCCAACTGTAAGATTTGACGTCAGTAGGGCATATGGAGAGAAGAGCATCTGGTTATTCTTCCTAGGTGCTTTTGTGTTGATTGATATTTTTAAAATAAAAGACTAAGTATATTTTTTTAATTTTTAAACATTATGAGTGTAAAAAACATTATTTTGGCATCAGTACTCGCAATAGTAGTACTCGCCGCAGGTTCAGTTATCGGTTGTTATTTCCATTACAACAACCAGGAAATCTCACTTCGCCAGCAGTCAGAGGCTCAGCGTGGCAAGATTGAGGGTGTTCACGACAAGATGTGGAAGGTTCTTCAGCAGAAGGCACAGGTTACGGATGAGTACAAGTCCGCATTCGAGTCCATCTATCCGAAGCTTATCGAGGGCAGATATTCAAAGGGAGACGGCTCGCTTATGAAGTGGATCAAGGAAAGTAATCCTAACTTCGACGTTTCGCTATACAAGGACCTCATGCAGTCCATAGAGATTCAGCGCTCCGAGTTTCAGACATCACAGGAGAGGATGCTCGATATCATCCGTGAGCACGAGACGCTCGTGAAGACATATCCGGCGAAGTGGTTCGTATCTGATACCAAGCCTATTGAATACAAGGTTATCTCCTCATCCAAGACAAAGATGATCATGCAGCTTGGAGAGGATAACGACGTAGACCTGTTCAAGAAATAACAGCTTATGGAAATATTCATATTTCTAATCCCATTCGTGGTTGCTGCTTTCCTGTTGATTTTCTTCAGGAAGCAGACCACCTGGTGGGAATACGCAGTACTCATTGTTCCATCCATCCTCATAGGTATCCTCATGGAGTTCGTGTTCAAACAGTCAAATGCTGCTGACACGGAGTATCTCGGAAGCTACGTGACAAGAATCCGTCATTACGATGCCTGGAATGAGTACATACACCGCACGTGTACAAGGACCGTTGGAAGCGGAAAGAATCAACGTACGGAAACATACGATTGTTCGTACGTAGACAATCACCCTGAACGTTGGACATATTTTGATGCTAGGAACAAGGAAGAATACTTCATGACCGACAACGAGTTTAATGTAGTCAGAAAGATTCTCGGAACCAAAAGCGTGTTCATTGATATGCACAGGGATTACTACACTAAGGATGGCGATGCTCAGGAATGGGCGTGGGATGGTTCCATTGAAAACTCGTACACATTATCTTCTGAGCACGATTATAAGAATAAAGTGAAAGCCTCACGTTCTATTTTCAAGTTTGAGGATATTGATTATCAGCAGGCACGAAAGCTTGGACTGTTCGAGTATCCGGATATCGTTCTTTATGACCAGAACCCTGTGCTTGGACTGAAGATCCCGAAGAATCAGGAGAAGGCGATGAGATGGCTGAACGGATACTATGGCGAGCGGAAGCAGTTTAGGGTATTCGTCCTGTTCTTTACAAACAAGCCGGAAGAAATCGTCGAAAAGCAACGGTCTTACTGGCAGGGCGGCAATAAGAATGAACTTGTCGTGTGCGTCGGTATTGACAAAAACAAGAATGTCAAGTGGTGCAACGCATTTTCATGGTGTGATAGCCCGGTCGTAGGCGTTAAGAGTAGAGACTGGTTTATGAGCAATCCTGTAAATCTCGAAAAGTACGCCGAGTATATCGGTCCGATTGTAGAAAAGGAATGGCACAGAAAGAACTTCGAGGATTTTGATTATCTTACCATAGAGCTTACCGACGGGCAGTACTGGGCTATCATTGTTCTCCTGCTGATATTCAATATTGTAATGAGCTCCTGGATTATTTCTAACGATTATAAAAACGATTTGTAGCGTATGAAAGAAAGATTAAAAATGATTTTCGACCGCATCGACATCTTTGTCGTGTGCATTGTCATCGGGCTATGCTTCTGTATTGTGGAAGCCTTTCTTGGAATCTGGAACATGTTTGCTGATTGCTTCTTCATAACTTTCCTTGCTACCGAATGCTGCTACATCCTCCGCTGCAAGGAGAAGCTTCAAATAGAGCTGATAGAGACAAAGGAGAAGCTGAAGGAGGCAGAGAAGAATGCAAATGATAATCTCTTACAGCTGCATCAATATTCAAGATATGCTAGTTTAGTATGCCAGTACAGGAATTTATGGAGAGAAAAATGCCGCTTAGCGGAGGCTAAGGTTCTCTACTGTAAGAGAAAGCTTACTACAAGTGGCCTATTGGAACATATGAGGATTCGCGAGGAAAATATAGCCGATATCGAAAAATGTATCCAACGAAATATAGTCGATTTCGAAAAATGTATCCAACGAAAAAAAATGACGAATACAATAAAAGCATGAACAACAAGTAATTTCTTGCGTATCTCAGTTTTTTTGTATATTTGTATCTGAATGCTGTATGTGAATTAAGGCAGAGCACTATTTCGCTGCTACTCTCTTTCCCGGCGTCTGACACTTACCCTATGTCGACGCCGGGTTTTTCTTTACTGTTTATTCAGATAGTCGATGACTTTTCGGTTCGCCTCGTCTATCTTCTTATTGTCGAACTGAATATAAAGGTCAGTGGTTGAGGAATCCCACTCGCTATGACCTAGAGCCTTACCGATAACTTCCTTCGGGATATCAATACTCGCCGCTATGGTAGCCCAGCTTCTTCTGGCAGTATACCATACTATATCCTTGTGAAGTGGCTTGATTTCTTTCTTGATCAAGGCGCCACGCTTGTTTTTCTTCATTTCTGTTGGTCCGATTCTCTTCAGATAATCTCCTAGCGTTCTCCTGAAGCTTGATTCCTTCGTTCCATCATCAAGAATGCACAGAAGATGGTCCTTTCCCTTATACTTCTTAATAATTTCCATAGCTTCCGGCTCAACCTTGATGTCGTAGAGTCTGCCGGTCTTGTTGCGCTTGTATTGAATGCGCCCTTTCTTGATGCAGTCGTCAGGAAGTTCGAGCAGGTCGGACAGGTTGATGCCTACAAGGTAGAACCCGAGCATGAACAAGTCACGGTACTTCTCCATGAAAGGTTCAACCGGGAAGTCGCGATACTCCCTCATCTCCTCGGCACTCAGATACAGGTACTGCTGACGCTCCGTCTTGATGGAAAACTTACGGAAAGGATATTTGGTGGTAATCTCATTATCTATGGCCCAGTTGAACACCGTACGTATGTTTCTGAGGTCGATGGCTATTCCACCGCTCATGCGGCCCTTCAGAAGCTCATGCGCCTGGAATCTTTCGAGCCAGTCCCTGTCGATGTTGTCGAAATCCGCATGCTCATCGAAGGATTCAATTCTCTTCTTTGTTCTTAGAAATATCTCCTTGGTGCTGTCCTTGGCCTTGGTCTTGATGAACTCATCGATGTAGTAGAGGATATTCTTCTCTACAGATGCAGCCCTTCCGTTGATGATGGCTTTGATTTCGTCCTTCATCCTTGCTGCCGGAAGATCACCGTTCATATAGACATATTCTTCCACGGACGCAAATAGCCTTGCTAGCATGGCCGTCTTGGCTCTTGCGTTCGGAACACTCTTCGGGAATACCATCCCGCTGAACTTGACGGTACTCGTGATGCCGGTATAGACCTGGAATCTCTTTCCCTGATAACTGATGATGAAGAAAACCTTTAGGGACTTTCCTTCAACGTACGTCTTGATGCTATTCATACTTACTCACAGATTTTACTCACAACTCAATTTTACTCACATATTACTCACAAAACTACTCACATTGGCGTACATTATGCACGATTTTGTACCTATTTTGTGGGTGAAAATGATGATTTTTGATTATGTTTTTATAGTGAAAAACGATGTAAGTGGTTGATTATCAATACTTGAGCGAGATACGGGAGTCGAACCCGCCTCACAGGCTTGGGAAGCCCGTGCACTACCGATGTGCTAATCTCGCGAAGGAAAATACTAACTCCTTTCACAAGAAAGAGCCACGAGCGGGACTCGAACCCGCGACCCACGCATTACGAATGCGTTGCTCTACCAACTGAGCCATCATGGCTTTTTGCCCGAAAGCAGATGCAAAGGTAATGAATATTTTTTGAAATAAGAAATTATTGCCTAAACTTTTCTTGTGGTTAACTCTTATTAACTAAAGTTCGTTGGTTGCTATACCGGGTTCATAATAAAAGAGGGATTATCGCCAGTGGATAGTCCCTCTTCAGA